CGAACCTGACACGCCACTTGAAGAACAGGGGCAATTGTCGGGAACTATCAAGGTCAGCGGCAAGCCGACTTGGACAGCAGGCGCGGAAGCGTAGAAAGAAGTTAAACAATGGCTCTGACAAGAGATCAAATTCTGAACTCTAACGATATTCATGTCAAGGAAGTGCAAGTGCCTGAATGGGGTGACAGCGTATTTATCAAGCAACTCACCCGCGCCCAGCAAGACGAGTATTTGCAGCGTCAATACGGCGCAACTCGATTGAAGCAGGACAACCGCGCGAAAGCACAGGAAATAAGCGACGTGAACATTTACGGGCATGACGCCTACCTGTGCGCTTGTGGCATCTGTGACGAAGAAGGAAAGCCGCTTTTCAAGGCATCCGATATTGACGCGCTAAGAAAGAAGAACGGTGCGGCAATCGGGCGCATTGCGGCTGAAATCCTGAAATTCTCAATCATGGATGATGACGTAAACCTGGAAGATGAAATAAAAAACTGATAGCCGACCCTGACCGCGTTTTTGAGCATCGGTTAGGGTTGGCTCTCGGAAAAACAATCGCAGAAATCAGGGCGTTGCCTTATCCAGAGTTTAGAGCGTGGCAGTTGTTTTACCTGATAGAGCCATTCGGTTTTGCTGATAACGAGTACAGAACCGCGTCACTGCTGGCTATGCTTTACAACGCTAATCGCGGCAAAGGCAAGGCGAAAGGCGCAAAAGAGTTTATGCGCGATATGGAAAAATCCGTAATGGATGAAATACAAGCGCAGAGCGCAGAGCCTAGAAAGTTGACGCGCGAAGAGATCGAGATACAAGCAAAAAGGTTCTTTGGTATATCATGACAACAGCCGCAACAATCGCCGCAAGACTAATACTAGATAGCTCTGATTATCAAAGCGGGCTAAAGAAGGCAGAAAGTTCAGCCGATAGTTTCGCGCGTAAGATGGAGAAGGTCGGCGCAAAGATGCAAAAAGTCGGTGCTGTAATGAGCGCCGCTTTTACCGTTCCCATCGGTATTGCGCTGAAACAAGGCATTGACCTTGCGAGCGGATACGATGAAGCCTTGAATAAGGTCAACGTCGTTTTTGAAGATAGCGCGGGCGTAATTGAGAAATGGTCAAAGGATAGCGCAACCGCGTTGGGCCTGTCTCAAGGCGCAGCACTCGAAGCGGCAGGAACATTCGGAAACCTATTCACGGCGCAAGGCATGGGGGCATCACAGGCGGCTGATATGTCAACCGCTATCGTACAGCTATCGGCAGACCTTGCCAGCTTCAACAACGCAAGCCCTGAAGATACGCTCCTTGCGTTGCGCTCTGGTTTGAGTGGTGAAATTGAGCCACTCAAAAAATACGGCGTTGCCATGAACCAGGCCATGCTTGAAACGCAGGCGATGAAGATGGGATTAGGTGACAATATTCAAGCCTTGACAGAAGCGCAAAAGGTACAGGTGCGCTATGCTCTGATTATGGAGCAAACCAGCAAGGCACAAGGAGACTTTGCGCGTACGTCTGACGGTCTAGCAAACCAGCAGCGTATTCTAAAGGCGCAATTCGATGACAGCTTGCGCCTTCTCGGCCAGAACCTTTTGCCGGTTGTCTTGAAGTTTACAACCGCGCTAAACAAGATGCTCGAATCATTCACAAATGCGCCGCCATTCGTGCAAAAAGGCGTACTCGCCTTGCTTGGCCTTCTTGCGCTCGCTGGGCCTGTGCTTACATTTGTTGGCACTATCCTACAAGCCGCGTCCGCATTGTCCACGCTTGGCGTTTCGTTCGCTGGCGTAAGCACTGCGATAACTACCATCGGCGCGTCACTCGGTGCAATCCTGTTACCGCTCGCTGCCGTCATTGCGGTTATCACTGCAATCTATCTGGCTTGGAAAAATTGGGATCAGGTCGTGGCCGGTGCAAAGCTGATTACAGGCGCGTATAAGAAAGCGTTTAGCGATGTGAGCGATTGGGCAAAAAAGACATTTGCAGACATCAAGAAAGGCAGCAAAGAGTCAACCGCAGCACTTAGCGAAAGCCTGAACGATTGGATGGAAACTGTGCAAAAAGGTTTCGGCGTATTCAAGAGCAGAATGTCAAGCGTTTGGCAGTCTATCGTTTCAGGTTTTACAGGTGCTTTTCAATGGATTTCAAGAACGGCGCAAACCGTATTTAATGCGGTCGCTGGCGCAATTGCAAAGCTGATCGGATATATCAGACAGCTTGTGCAGGCCTTCAAGGATATTGTAGTGCCTGATGTTTTGAAGCCTGGCAGCCCTACGCCGTTTGAAATCGGCTTACGCGGTATCGGTGACGCTATGCAGAATTTATACAATAAGTCAATTCCTGAGATGAACGCAGGAATAAACAGCACGCCTGCAGCAGTTGCACAGGTCGGCGGTGGTCGCATGACGTATAACGATAACCGCACGTTTAGCGGCGGTATGAGCGCAGACGAATTGAAGGTAGCATTAGACAGGCGGTTTGTTGATACCGTAGCGGGAGCGTTGGCATAATGGCAGCAACTACGTTTTTAATCGGTTCTAATGCGAGCAGTGACCCTGATGACTGGACGGAAGTTGAAGGGTTGTTAACATCCGTAAGCGCAACCCCATCAATGGATAGAGTTCTGGAATGGGAGCATCAACCTTACTCGCAGTATACCACGCTTGGCAACATGGAAACGCGCGGTCAAGGTTTTCCAGTTGTGCGCTGGAAGTTCTCGGCCTTGCGAATTGAGCAGCGTGAGAACTTGCGTGATTTTGTTGACGATGTGACAACCGAAGTCTACATAAGAACGCCGACGAATGAGACCGCCGCAGGTGTGACGGTGTGGAAAGATTATCTGTGCCTTGCAAAATGGACGCAGCGTGCCGAGATCGTATCGACCGGGATTGACGCGGTGCGACAGGTCGAGATAGTTTTTGAGCATTGCGTAGATGTGACGGCATAAATGAGCAGAGCATTAACCGCCCCTGAACTTGCGCTGATACGCTCAGATGGTCAGGTATCGGATGTATTTTGTGCTATCTGGTCGCCTTCTACCGTATTTGCAGCACAGATCAACCAGACATTCACAACGCACAACGGTATCGCCGCGTTGACGTTTGACAACGTGACCACCGGCGCATATACCGATGCGCTTGTGGGTATGACGGTATACATCGGCTCATCGGCTGGCCTGTATGACATCGGGCGCGCCCGTGTGCGCAAGGCGGCGACATCATCCATCCTGTACATCAACGAAACGAGCGAAATAGACTTCGCAGACGATTACTACATCACGGTTGTGGATGACTTCGGATTGTGGGCAAAAGCGCCTAGCATTGACACGGATGGCGTTATATCAACCGACTACGATAACGCCTACACAGACGAAAACGAGAGCTTCTACCCGTCTGTGCTGATGGGCGCAACGCTCACGCCATTATGGTTGTCAGGCGGGACGGTTGACTTTGAGCCAGACGGGAGCAATTCTTACTGTCTTGGTTCGTCCATATCGACCTACGCATGGAGCGCAGACGGTGGCAGCGTAGCGAATGAGACAACCGCAACGCCTACATTTACATTTACGGTTGCTGGCCAGTACCTTATCACGCTGACCGTGACCGCAGCGAACGGACAAAGCGCGACGGGTCACCGCTATGTTATTGTGTACGACGCGGACAATATGCCGTACAAGGTGCGCATGAACCAGTGCAGCACAACACAAGCGGGCTGGCAGTTCAACGTCACATCTTACGATGATATGAGCGCAATACCACCGCAGGCTTGCTGCACGCTATTCTCCCGCGATTATTACGGAAACACACAGTCTGATATAGGCGCACGCACAGAAAGCGCGCAGGTGCTTGCTACGGGCTGGATAGACAACGAAACAGTGACCGTATCGCCAGAACAAGGCACATTCACGTTCTCGGTGTTCTCAACAGAGTATTGGCTTGAGAAGTTATCAAGCTATCCGGCAGCCTTTACATATTCGACCGCGCCGACTGCGTGGAACGAAGTTTTGAGCATGAATGTTGACCGCGCATTGTGGACGCTGGTCTATTGGTATTCTACGCTCGCTAATATTTGCGATGTGACATTGACCGGTGACAGTCGCCTGGCGGATACACTTGAAGCGAATACAGGTAGTTTTCTTGGTGATATAACCAGCATCGCAGGTAGGATACTGGCCCGCCCGAAGTGTGACCAATACGGTGCAATGTGGATACAGATAGATAGCCAATATCTCGAAGAAAGCGACCGCGCAGGCATCCCCGTGGTGATGGACATTACAACGGTTGATTGGCGCGACGTGTACGAAATACCAGAAGTTACAACGCCGCCCGCGTCTCTGGTTGACCTTGCGACCATCTATTTCAACGGTGCTACGGCAGCCCCGTATTTTGCAAAAGCAGGTGGTGATCTATTCTCTAGGTTTGGAAAGGTGCAGACGTACAGCGACATCCTGACCGCGAGCCAGTCACAGACAAACACGCTCGCTGGTTTACTCGCTAACAATCTTAATAATCCTTTCCCGCTTATCCGCTTGGATATGGCAAGCGGTGTCAAGGTGCTGGATATTGCCCCGCTCCAATACGTCACAATCACACTTGCGTCGGCTGATAATCTTGGCGGTGTTTCGTGGTCAACGCAGAAATTCATCCCGCGCCGCCTATC